AACCCTAACATCTTTATACCTGTATAATAATAGATACGTTTTATAACTGTTAAAATTTTGTTAAGTATGATTTGTAAACAGTATGTTCGTCTTATATTTGTGGTGTAATTAAAACGAAACGTTATGAAAACTTGCAAAAAAACAGGAATGAATATTCTTATTAAAACAGGCTCCAGGGTAGATGTTAATTTTATTATAACTGAATCATGGGAATCTAAAGCCACTTTATTAAAAGGCAAAGTGCTTTCTATTAAAACCTCACATGGTAGCTCTTATTTATTGATAGGCACAGGTAGAGAGTCATCACATGAGGAATTTACTCAAGAATTACCTAGCGGGTATTATTCTACATTGTCTCACGAAATAACGTTAACTAAATAATATTATGAAAAATTCTCAGATAGTAGGCATTAATGAAAAGTATTCAGATAACGAAGGAGCGACCTCCACCGCTTTTTATGTCGAAAACGGTGTGTTAAAAAGTGATATGTTTGCCAGCGGCTACGGTGGCAGATTTGACGACTACACTGCAGAAGCGTCTAACTTTACAAAGTTACGGGCAATCTCTTTGTACAGAAACCCAGCAACCAACGACTTAGATTTACCTGTAAATATAGGAAGCGTGGTTACTCTTAAGCGTTCAAGAAAATTACCTAACAGGGTTGCGCTTACTATTTGCGAAATCGTAAAGCCATATTACAACGGGTATGATTACACCCCTTTGCAATATGGCTTTAAAATAAATGGCATTTTAGTCTATACGGCTGCAAATTGCTTAAACTTAATTTTAAAAAACCCTTTTCCTAACTTTATAAAACTTTAAAACCCAGTAATTACTTACCGGGTTTTTTTAATTTATCATGCATCTCTTTTGCGTTATCATACCAATACCCAATTCCATGGTAATCCAATGAATCTAAATACATAGCATCGATAACAGAAGGCGGCCAGTGATGCTCATTGATCACAGATTTAATTGCAATATCAATGTTGGCACTATCTAACCACCCGTTTAAAAAACCGAACAGAGTTGGTTTAAAGTATCGAAATCATCCTTTTCAAGCTCCTTAATATCCACCTCTTGCAACATGGTTATATAAGCAATTATTCGTAAAGTATAAGTTCCTAACTTTTTTTGAACTTCTAAACCATCCATTAGAACGTGCTTATCAGCAGCCTTTATTCTGCCTCTAATTTCAACTTTTTTGATTGCCAATGCAGCATCTTCTTTATCAGTAAACAAAGGATATCGAAGCGTATATTCCACTTTTCCTTTTGAGTCGATAATTAGTAAGCCATCCTCAACGGCTTCAATCATGTCTTCATACTCATCATAGATTTTAGAGTCAGACATTTTACCTCTTCTAAATTCCTTTTTTAAATGAAGTTGTAAATATCTCTTTACATCCTCAAAAGCTACTTCTTTACTTACTTTACTCATTTTGCTTTGTTATTTTGGCGGCTTTTACACCGCCGTTAAATTATTTTTTGTTGATTTTTTAAAGCTTTTCTAGCTTTCCGCCTCCAGCGATCTTAGCGGTTAATTGCGCTGTGTTCGTGTCAATTTGAATATCGCCCACAAATTTACCGCGACCTCTAAAAGTGATATTAGAAATATGGGTAAAAGTCCAAGTGGCAAGCTCCATGCTTTCTGCTAATTTCGGTAAATTCAAAAGCTCGTTATTGCTTATGAAATCAGCCTGTAAAGGTCCCTCAAATGACCAGCGAACACGATTGATTTGATCTATCATATCGCCTCCACCAGTAATCATATTTCCGTCGTCATTTGATCTAAAACCTCCTGGATCTATCGTGTAGGACTCGTTTGATTTAGTCGTAAACTTAAAACTTCCTAAAGAGGGATGGTTGCATGTGATCTCTATAATGTCACCTCCTGCGTATGTTGCCATTTTGTGTGTTTTTTATGTGATTAAATTTATGCTCTTAATTAATATCCAGCTTCTACAGTGGTAGACTCTATGCGTGCAACTCCCGTTCTTTTATATCTAAAAAAAGTTTCAAAACGATCTGGATTTGTTTCTCCCCTTTGCACTGAGCAGCTTTCTTTAGAAAATTCTGGCTCCGTGATTAAGGCTCTAGTCGCTAAATCTTCAAAGTAATCGCTTAAAATACTTTGCCATTGTCTTGGCTTAATAGTTTTTGCAGCATCGCTCACTTGACTGTCCGCTATAATAACGTGATCTTTTACATTTAGAGTCTCTAAAAGTCCGTAACCTTCTCTAATATTAAAATCAATATTTAAGTTTCTAGGATAGGCATACTGCAAAGGAATTTCACCCTCTGGATGATATGTCGTAACCAAATCCTGCACCTTGTAAGATCCATTTTCTAATAAAACGGTTGAGCATCCATTTTTGACCAATAAATCTCTATTGTTATAATCCGCCATATCTCCAATCACTCCCGAATTTGGAGTTGGCATATCTGGATAGCTTTGATTATTTACCGTTAATTGCGGAGTATCTTGCATTACTCTAGCTGATAACGCTACCATGTTTGCAGCTGCTTCCCAACTAAATCCTGCGGAATTTGGAGCGGGACAAAGCACATTTGTGACCTCGTTAATCCTATCCGTAGCATTTGTGATAGTAATCAAATCATCTTTATCATCTTCAACACTTCCAAAGAAAGCTAAAAAAGGCTTAAAGTCGATTGCGTTATATCTACCCGTTGGTGTGACTCCAAAAGGAACGCCGTTAATTTGTTCAAATTGGTCTAATTTATCAGCGTAAGGATTAATTATTGAGTTGTACCAAGTAGATCCAAATTGAGAAAAACTAGGCGCTAAATCAACCGTTCCAGCTCCCGAACTTTTATTGGTTTGCGAATAAGTAACTCCAGCTGCGTCGCCTTGATTGCTTATAATTACGCCCGCTGTGTCGCTCGTTGCGCCTTTCCATTTTGTTAGAAAAATTACCACTCCAGCGGATGAAGTAGCCGTAAATGGTGATCCTAAAACTGAATTAACAGCCAAGACAATTTTAGCAGCCGTTACGGTTGGTGTATCATCCTTAACAACTGAGTAGTCATAGGTTTGAAAATCTAGATTATCCCGCCCGTTTACCTCTAGAGTGTGCGTGGCGTTTTTTGTTGCATTGCCTACCACCGTCCATTCTATTTCTGTTGATTTTGCGTCTCCAGCGGTTTCCTGTGGAAAAACCACTGTAGGTATTCCCGCAACTCCAGAAGAATTTGAAGGCCTTAAAATTCTTAGTATCTGATGAATTGGACTTCCAAAGCCGTAAAGCTCTCCAGCTTCTTGAGCTGATGTAACTTCTTTTTTGGTGATATCCAAAGCTCCTTGATTGGCGGTGTTCGCTTCGCCAAAAATTGCGATAATTTGATTTAGATTTGCGCTTGTCTCGTTAAAAAATCCCTTTGTGATTCTATAACCAGCTACTCTTGCTCTACGCTCTAAACCTACTGCGGTTGAAATTGATGCCATGGTTTTTTTGTTTATTAATTAATTAATTCGTATTTATACCCTAAATCGGTATTTGATAATTTTACGTTTGCTAAATTATTCGTCAGCAAAACGCCTTCTTCAACTTTATAATTTTGATAAAATCTAACTTCGTGATTTAACCTAGCCATGCTCATAAAACTAGCATCTTGATTATTGCTTGGCTCGTATGGCTCAATATTTTGAACATTTGAAGACATGACTAAACCAGGAGTAAAATCCAATGTCACATAAAAATTACTTTGCAAGATTGCTTTAATTTGAAAAGTAATCTTATCTCTTAAGTTCGTGCTTAATAAATCCCCCCTTTTTGTTGGTGTTTGCTTTGCCGTAGCCCACGTGTCAATGGTAAAGGTTCCCGTTTCTTGCGATCCATATTGATTTATTGAATCTGGATTTAAGCTTTCAAACCTTACATTAATTACTAATATCTCAGATTTGTCAATAGGCACCATTCGATCAACAAAAACATTTATTGGAAAAGTATCTGATTGTAAAACTTTTTGATTTTCCAATTCCGTTTTTAAAATAGCAGCAATTTGATGCTTTATAAGCTCAATGCCTGATGGTGCTATAATAGTATTAATCAGTGCCATAATCGCCAAGTATGCAAGTTATCATTCCAAGAGTTTCATCTGGAAAGTTTTCAGTAACAATGTAGTTTTTTAAATTGCCGGTTGAGTCTTTGACGTTTACAAGATGATTCAGTAAATTAACCTCATTATTATCATCCCGAGGGTTATAATTTTTGGCTAACAAATCCGCTTCATCAAAACAAACATGAGCATTTTTACTATTAATAGGTAAGCCATCGGAATCAAAGTTTATGTGATGTTTAGAAGATAAACCATCGGTTTCGATAGTTAAGCCGCTAGTAGGATGAATTAAAGTGATTTTTTCACTAAAACCGCCCTTCATAATTCTTTTGGCATCCCTTCTGGCTTTTATTAATAGCTTTCCGCTCATTGTTTACTTCTTATCTGGTTTAAATGTTTTTTCTGGCTTTGCCTTTTTATCCTCTTTTACCGCTTCCACAAAACCGCTTTTAAGGCTTTCGTTTATGTCTACAAATTTGGACTCATGAATAACATCGCCTTTAACTGCGATTTGATTATTTGCCAAAAGATGCTTAAAAGTCAATATTTTGAATTTACTCATTTTGATTTTTTTTATAATGGCGGCTTTTACACCGCCGTTAAATTATTAAGCTTTTACGCCGCATTTTACTAAGCTAAAACTTGAGCCGTATAAATTCGGTCAATTGTGATCGGCATTGCTAATGGCGCCGAAGTGATTTCCAAAGTGGAGCTCATCGTTTTCATATCCGAATAAGCTCTAAGTAAAAACTCAGCCTCAGTAACGGAAGGCATAGAGCTTGTCTGTCCACCTATCTGACGATCTACCATGTTAGGTAATCCTGCAAAAACTGTTTTTGCCATAAAATCGTCTGGAATAAATACCGCTTTGTTTGCGTCTAAATAGTATGCTGTGCTTGCATCCGCCTTGGTGTACTTTTGATTATACGTCCAAAGATTAATGTTAAAATCACCAGCAGAAACTTGACCATGAAATGCAAAACCAGTAACGTTGTTAAATTCTGGAGATTGCACATCAGCGCGGTTAATGCGTCTGTTATCAGCTTCTTCTTTAAATTTTGGATTAGTAAGCAAGGCGGCTAAACCCTCCCCACGCATTACCATATTAAGTGTCATTGAAGAACTCGCTCCAACATCACGTAAAAAAGTTCCAGCATCCTTTAAACTAGCCAAAGGATTAGCTGTCGCGTTAGTAAAATACTCGCCAGCTCCTAAATCAACCATCGATGCCGATTTTCTCTTGTAATCAATGGAATCACCATTTTCAAGCTCAACTATTCCCGTCATCATTACATCGGCTTGCTGCTTTCTGATAGCTCTTTCGATTTTGTCACGCATTTTGCGAATGTTTTTTAAGGCATTCTGAGCAATAATCGCATTAACATCTGAGTTTTCTAGACCAACGCCCAATGCGATTGTAGACATGTAGACTTCGTCTTTTTGAAAGTCGTACTCCTCACGAAAATATGGAGGCTGAAACTTCTTTTCAGTAACGATGCTAAATTTGTTTTTGTTTCCTTCGGTAAATCTACGAACGTCAACGGCGATGCTATCGTTGTCCCGCTGAACTTCTAAATCTACCTGCAAAGTCAAAGCTGTTTCCCGTGGAAAAAAGCCCGAAAATCCAGCCAAAACTGGCTTGTCTTCTACAAATGTTCCGACAACCTTACTGGCGATCGTTTTTGTGTGGTTTTGAATAGTAATTGCCATAATTAATTGTCTATTTTGGTTTGTTCTTGAACTGTGAAAATCACAAATCCTAAATCAGTTAATATATCTCTCAATGCTTTGTTACCAACAGTAGTGTCCAACGCTACGTTTGTCGGCAAAGATAATAGTCCACCGTCAATATCTCCTTTGATTGCGTAATCAATTTTTACCGTTGCGGCGTTATCCGCTAAAGTAGCTGGGTTCATGAATGTAATCCCTATAACATCAGCTAAATTATCTGCTGTGGCTAGCTCTAACTGCCCAGCATTTCCAGTATCTCGAACGACTAATTGACCTATCGTGGCCGCTTGAGAAGCCTCGGGATCTGTGTTATTCGCTAAAACGCCTTTGTAAAATCTGGCTCCGTATAGGAATAAGTTTTTTCTAACGTAATCAACCGTTGATTGATTGTTAGTTTCGTTTCTTTGTGTGGCTGTTATGCTCATAATTTATTTCAATTTAAAATTAAACGCTTCTTTCAACTCTTTTTCAGCTTCTGTAGATCCCGCGTCAAGAGTTGATTCGCCCGTCTGAAAGTCAGTAGTCGATTCACTTTGTAT